TTAGCGTCCCGGCTTGTAGGGGCGCTTGTCGCGCCACTCCTGGGCAAAGGCCTTCAGCGCCTCATCGGGCGTATCAGGCAGCATCACCACGATCCGTGCCTTCAGGTCGCCTCGGCGCCCGCCGACCATGGCGCCGCGACCTTTCAACCTCAGCGTCTGGCCCGAGTTCGATCCTGCGGGGATCGTCACCGACACGACGCCCTCGGGCGTCTGCGCCTGCACCTTGCCGCCCAGCACCGCGTCGGGCACCGACACCGGCAGATCCATGGTCAGGTCGGCACCGTCCACCTTGAACACCGGATGCACCGCGATCTTCAGCTCGATCAGGGCGTCGCCCGGCTCGGTCCGTCCCGGCGTTCCCTGTCCGCGCAGCCGTATCGTCTGACCGTCCGTGGCGCCTTTCGGGATAGTGACATCCAGCGTCCGGCCGTCCGAGAACTGGATTCGACGCGTCGCCCCGGCGATCGAGTCCTCCAGGCTGATTTCGAGCGAAGCCCGCACGTCCTGGCCGCGCCCGAACGCCGCACGTCCCCCGCCGCCGCCTGCACCGGCACCGGCACCGCCGCCGAACCGTCCAAACAGTTCTTCCAGATCGATATTGTCGAAACTGGCCCGGCCGCCCGGTCCGCCCTCATGACGAGGTCCCCCGCCAAAGCCCCCGGCGAATCCGCCCGCGCCGCCCGCGCCGAACGGGCTGCCGCGTCCGCCGGTCGCTCCCGCGTACTGCTCACGCCCATCGGCGTCGATCTGGCCCGAATCGTATTTGGCGCGCTTTTCCTTGTCGCCCAGAACGTCGAACGCGCCGGTCACCCGCTGGAATCGCTCCAGCTTGGCCTTGTCGCCGGGATTGGTGTCGGGGTGCAGTTCCTTGGCCAGCTTTCGGAACGCCTTCTTGATCTCGTCCGCGCTCGCGCCCCTGGAAACGCCAAGTTCCTTGTAGGGATCGCCCGCCACGTCTGATCTGCTCCTTCAAGCCCGGCCGTCATCACGGCGTCATCCGCCTGACCGTGAGCGTCAGTTAAGCCATGAGCGCGTCAAAGCAATGGGCTTTCAGCCTGCGAACGCCACCGTGGCCTCACCGCCCCACCCCATTCTGCCGTCCGACTGCGCCACGCCGATCCGCGCCGAAGGCCCGACACCGCCCGGAAAGTCGGCCGCGATCTCGGCCGCCGCATAGACCGCCTCACTCCCCTCGACCTCGAACTGGCGAACGACATCCCCGCCGTCGAAGACCCTGACCCGGAACCGCAGAGGATCGCTCGCGACCGGTTCGCCCTCCCAGACGTCGCCACTCGTCCGCATCCGGGCGGTCCAGGCGATGCGCGCGCCCTCGGCAATCTCACTCACCCGCAGATGCGCCGGTCGGAAAGGCCGATGATGCACCCCCGTCACGACGACGCCGCGCTCGGCCACAGCCGTACCGCCCGCCGGTCCTCCTCTCGGGCCCGCGCGCCAGACCATCGGCAGGCCGCGTTCATCGGCCGCCATCTCGACCCGCGTCAGATCGTCACCCAGAAACACCACGGTCGCGCCGACGGCGGCTCCGGCCTCCATCTCCAACTCGGTTCCCTGCTGGGCCCGCAACAGCCCGCTCAATCGCCAGGTCGATCCCCCGACGAGGGCGGCATGTCGGAACTGCACGATCTCCCATCCCGCCGTCGTCTCGATCGCCACGGCATTGGCCCCGCCCAGTACGGCCGCATCCGACAGGCTCGCCGGTGCCCCGCCCTCGACCCGGAGAGTGATCGTATTCACCTCATCCCAACGCCCGATCACACCCGCGACCAGTGGCTCTTCCAACACCCCGACCCGCGCCGGCGACAGGGCCGCACCCCGCAGGGTCAGCGCGTCAAAGCTTCCACCGGACCAGACCGCCATCGGCCGCCAGGGATCGGCCGCGACCACGGCAATGGGCCGATCATCGCCCTCGTGCCCCGGCAGCGGCGGCAGATCGAGGATGGTCAGAAACGGTGCCCCGACAGGGCGCGGCGTCTCACCGACCGACCGACCCATCCCATCCTCGCCGACCGCCCCGACCTCATGACGCGACAGAGTCGCCGTCGTCGTTTCCGCGATCTCCAGCCGATCGATGCGCCAGACGCCCTCGACATCATCGACACTGACGACATCGCCGGGTTCCAGCCGCATCGCCTCGACCGGACCCAGAGACAGGGCCAGCGTATCCGCCACACCATCGTTCAACGCATCGTTCGCCACCGCAGTGGCTAGGCCCAACCCACACACGACCGGCAAATCGAGATCGATCGCATCGCCCTCGGCATCGCTGCGCACCGTCACGGCGCCGGTCTGATAGTCGGCGCTGTCGTCGATGAAGCGCACCCGCGCCGTCCCGACGGCCGCTGCCCCTGTCCGGACCCGAACCGTTTCCGCCCCCTCGTCCGGCAGCGCCAGCGATTGCGGATCGATCGCCACCGCAGCGCTGTCCGACCCGATCAGAGCGATCTTGCCGACCCGCTCCGCGCTGGTCATGCCGAGCGCCGTCAACAGCGGTGCCAAAGCGTCTCGGGTCCGCATCGGCCGATCGATCACGAACCCCTGCACGGCCCGATCCGTGGCCCCGATCACGTAATCTTCGTCGTCCACCCCGCCGCGACGCAGGATCGCCGCCAGGATATCGGACGTATCCCCGACCAGCCGCCCGTTCAGCCAATGCCCGGCCCGCCACGCCCCCGCATCCGTCCAGACATCAGCCCTGGCCGGAAACGCCGGATAGGGCCGCGCGTCCCAGCACCAGACGTCGGCCCCGTCCAACATTGGCCCGTCATAGACCTCCGACACAGGATTGTTGGCCGGCTCGGCGAAATGCTTCAGCACCGCCTCGACCGCCCGCCGCTGCATCCGGTCGTCCCGCGCGCCCGTCGAATGGGGCGGCAGGGCGCTCTCGGCGCTCTTGGGGTCCTGGAACAGATTGGGCGCATTGCCCCCGCGATCCACGGCCGCGCAGCCGAACTCGGTCAGCCGGATCGGTTTCAACCCCGGCATCCACGCCGTCGGCGTCGCTGACCTCACGCCACCCGGCCGGTCATGATGCGCGTTCGACCACCATCCGACCAGATCCTTGGGTCGGAACACCCAGTCCTCGCCATGCGCCCCGTCCACGATCGCCGTCCGCACCTGCGCCGCGCGATCCTCAGCATCGGCATAGAACCAGTCGAACCCCTCGCCCCCGCGACCTGCGCCGCCAGATAGTCCGGGTCGCTGGCCGATGCCCAGGTCTCGGCATCGACCCCGCCGTCGCCTTCCCGCCAGTCTCCCAGAGGCGGATACCAGTCGATCGCGACATGACTGATCGCCGCATCGGCCCACAGCGGATCGAGATGGAACACCACATCGCCGGACCCATCTCCCGGCCGGAACCCGAAATATTCCGACCAGTCGGCCGCATAGGACAGTTCGACCGCGTCGCCCACGATCGCCCGGCATTCCGCCGCCAGCGTCCGGTATTGCTCCACCGCCGGATGGCCTCCGGCCGCATCCCGCGTCCAGGTCAGCCCCCGCATTTCCGACCCGATCAGCAGTCCGTCGGCCCCCGTCTCGGCCGCCAGCACCGCATAGTGCAGCGCCAATCGCCGCAGGCCCCAGTCCGACGCCGACCCGAACATAGCCGCAACCTGCGCCGACGCAGCGGCCCCGTCATCGCCCCTGATCCGCCCGCGCCACGGATAGGCCGCCTGCCGCTCACCGCCATAGGGATCAGGCAGATCATTGTCCGCCGCGATGTCCATGAACACGAACGGATACAGGGTCACCGCCCACCCCCGCGCCTTCAGCGCCGCCACCGCCTGTCGCACGCTCTCGTCAGACGGCGTCCCGCCATAGGCCGGTGCGCCGCCGATCTGGGTCACCAGATGCGCTTCGTCCCGCCCCAGTCCCGCCACCGACCAGGTCTGCGGCTCCGTCGCCTTGTCGCGCCGTTCGACGCCCGGCTTCACGCGACAATGCCCAGCCCTCAAATCGTCGCCGAACCACCCGACCACCAGACTGACCCGCTTCAGATTCGGGCACTGGGCCTCCAGCTGATCCAGCGACACGATCAGGTCCGCCCGACCCTCGGCGTTGTTCAGGTTCTCCGCCGTCGTCCTCGTCAGCCCGTCGCGCCTCAGCACGACCTCGTCGGCCAGCACGAACTCCCCGGCCCCGGGGATCAGACACACCCCCTCCAGACGCTCCTCCAGCCCATCGCCCTCAGGCCTGCGAAACACCTCGAAACTCAGCTGCGGCGCCCGATCCCCGAACGGCCCCAGCGGCAGATCCTCGAACACCACATAGGCTGTCCCGCGATAGGCCGGAGCCGCGCCTTCGACCGCCTCGATCAGAGGATCGGGCGTCTGGTCCTCGGTCCCGCGATGCACCCGCATCGTCACGCCCGACAGGTCCATCGGCTGCCCATCCGCCCAGACCCGCCCGATCCCGTCGATCGGCCCCTCGCACAGCCCCACCGCGAAACTCAGCGAATACTGGTAATCGACCGTCCTCGGCCCGGCCTTGCCGCCCCGGCTCTCCTGACGCCGCTCCAGGAACCGCGCGGCCCAGATCACCTGCCCCGTCACCCGCGCCCGCCCGAAGACACAGGCCATCGGTGCCCCGTCCGCCGACGACTGCACCTTCAGCGTCTCGATGCGTGGCCCCACCTGCCGCGCCGGCCACAGCGACGCGACCAGCCCGCGATCGACCGCCCCGCCCAGCGCCGCCCCGATCGCCCGACCGACCCCACCGCCCAGCGCCCCACCGATGCCGCCGAGAACTACCTGCGCCATTCAAACCTCGTCATCCTCGGCCAACGCGCCCAGCGAGGCCGAGCCGGGACCTGTCCAAATCCGTTCAGTTGTCCGGAAGCCGGAACACCGCTGCCAGTCGCCGTCGCCACCACGGCCCGACCCAGCTCTCCACCACCGCCCGGCCCCAATAGGCGTGGATCATCCGCCACTCCGGCCCGGCCGTTTCGCTCAGGATCGCGCAGTGCTTGACCCCTGCCCCCGCCGTCATGCGGAACACCATCACGTCGCCCAGCCGCGCTTCAACGATGGAAACCTCGACCAGCCACCGCCGCGCCGCGCCCAGCAACAGCTCCTCGCCCCCGACCTCGGCCCAGTCCGGCGAATAGGGCGGCAGCACCTCCGGCTCCTCGCCGACCACCTCGCGCCACACCCCGCGCACCAGGCCCAGGCAATCCGCCCCCTGCCCCTTCAGGCTCGCCTGATGTCGATACGGCGTCCCCAGCCAGCCCCGCGCCGCCTCCACGACCGCGCTCATCGCCGGCTCCCGCCATCATGCCGCCCGCCTTCGGCCGGATAGGCCGTCAGGAAATCGTCGCCCGGAATGTCAGGAAAGCCCCGGAAGTTGGCACCATTGCCGAACACGGCGGTGCAGGTCGCCCACGCCTTGTCACAACTCACGCCCGGAAACGCCTCGCGGTCCACGCCGCACCGCACGTCCCCCAGCACCGCATCGCACTGCCGCCTATAGGTCCGCCCGACGACCCGATCCAGCGCCGCCAACGGCCCCTCCAGATCGGCCACGAACGCCTCGCCCTCGCGCCGGATCTTCGATACCGTCCCGCGCCACAGCCGCACCTTCAGGTCCGGCCGCCGCCAGTCCACCCGCCACGCTTCGCACCGCGCGCCGTCCCAGACACCGGCCACGATGTCGGCCTCGACCAACCCGTCCTCATCCAGCGCCCCGCCGACCACGACGCTCCCCGCCTCGCCACCGACCGCCCCGTCCCGCGCCCCGGCCGTCCAGCCGCTCGCCGCCCGGCACAGCACGCCTTCGATCTGCAGGTCGCGGTCATGATCCGTGAACCCGACCCGCTCCCCGTCGCCGCGCGACAGCAACCATGCATGACACAGCGTCGCCGCCTCGCTCTCGATACGGGCGACCATCTCTTCCGGAATGTCTCGCACTCAATCCTCCCCCATTGGGGGAGGGGGACCGCGAAGCGGTGGAGGGGGCCAACCCCATACACCGGCGTTCGCATCGAACCCCCTCCTCACGGCGGCAAGACGCGCCGCGCCACCTCCCCCAACGGAGGGAGGATCTATCGCCTCAGATCCGCAGTTCGATCAGCGGCATGGCCGTCATCCGCCCGGCGCCGAAGCTCTCCAGCGTCACCTCGATCCGGTCCGCATCGAACCGCACCGGCGTGTCGAACAGAAACCCGGCCGTGACCGCGACCCCGACGCCGGGCGCCGCATCCAGCGCCACCACCCCCGTGGTCGTCTCGACCTCAAACGCTGCCCCGGGCAGCTCCACGCCGCCGACGGCGACCCTCACCGATCCCGCCACCGGCTTGCCGATCGTCCGGCCCTGATCGCCGTACGCCTTGACCAGAGAGAACACCGTCTGCGCCCCGTCCCCGACGCCCAGCGCCTGGTCCGTCGCCGCCACACTCGCGCCCGGCCCGCAAGACTTGAAATCCGCGAAATCCCGGAACCGGAACCCGTTCAATCGTCCCCGCCGTGCCTCGAAGAAGGCCGTCAGTTCCGCCATGTCGTCGAGCGATCTCAGGTTTGCCCCGATCAGATACCGCCTGCGCCCCATCGCCCACGGTGTCGAGCGCCGCTCGTGGCCCGAGGCCAGGGTCACGATCTCGGTCCGTCGCTCCACCCCGCCCGTCGATCCGAACGCCAGCCGCGCCGGCAGGCTCACCTCGTCAAAGGCCATGCCGCAATCTCCTTGTCAGCGAGCGCCTCGCGCTCAAGCAGCGAGCGACCGCGTCGCGAGCGGTAGCGCCCTAAAATCTGCGGCTTCCCAGCGCCACTGCGCGCGCCAGCATCTGCGCGATCTGGGCCTCGGACCTCAGCAGCCCCGGCAGCCCACCGTCGATCTTCAGATTGACCGTCACCGGTGCCGATCCCACCGCCTCGATCGAGCCTGCGGACGACGGCCGAAAAACCTCCGGCCCCCGCTCCCCGACCAGATAGGCCCCGCCGCCCAGCACCGCCCCCCCGTCCGCCCGCGCGCCCGAGAAGACACCGCCGACCGCCTGGGCGATCGCCTCCCCCAACCCGCCGCCGCCCCGGCCTCCGGCCGCTGCGTTCACCGCCGTCAGAACCGCCCGCGCCAGTTCGGCCAGGGTGATCTCCCCGTCCGCCGCCGCCCGTGCCAGCGACCGTGTCAGGCTTTCGCCGGCCCTTCCGAACGCGTCCTCGATCGAGGACGCCGCCCGTTCCGCAGGCTCCCTCAGCGCCTCCAGCGCCGCCGCCGCCTCCGCCGCGCGGATCGGCACGGCATCCAGGCCATCGGGTTGGTATGTGTCGGTCATGAATATCCTCCTCGTCGCCCCCTCTCCCCTTGTGGGAGAGGGCTTGAGCGCCCGAGAGCGCAGCGATCGGACTTGCGCGAAAGGGTGAGGGGTTCAACTGTCCGGTGAATCACCTGAACCGCCCACCCCTCACCCGCCCGCGCCAGGACGACGGTCAAGTGGCCGCCGTGCGCGGCCTCCCTCTCCCACAAGGGGAGAGGGTCACCTCACTCATCCGGCCACGCTTGCGCCAGCCGCTCGAGCCCGTCCCGCCCCAGCGCACCCGCCCCAGCTCCGGGCCTTTCGGTAAGCATCCGCCATTCCCTGACCGACAGCCGCCAGAACGCCTCGGGCATCACCCCCAGCCTCACCGCCTCGCCCAGCATCGCCGCCCAGGGAGTCTGCGCATCGGCCGTCATCGCGCAGCGCTGAACGCCGTCGCCACCGCCTCGGCCGCCTCCTTGGGATCGATCGCCGACCGACCCAGCGCCTCGGCCAGATCATCCTCACCGCCGCCCCGCAGAAGCGCCGCCAGCACCACGACCAGATCGCGCGCCGACAACGACCGCATCCGCTCGGCCAATTCGGCAAACCCGTTGACGCCCAGCGCCGTCTCGATCTCCGCCAGCGCCCCCAGCGTCAGGCACAGCGTCCGCTCCACCCCCGCCAGCACCGCCCGCGCCTCACCGCGAATTCCATTGCTCATCAGGCCGCTCCGAATGTGATTTCGCCGGCGCTGGCCAGGCTCATGGCGAAGCTCGCCTCGCCCTCATGCTCGCCGGCATATTCCAGCGCCGTCACCAGGAACGGCCCCTCCAGCGTGCCGAAGTCCGGCACGATCAACCGCCAGGTCTGCGCCGCCTGGGCAAAGAACGCTTCCCGGATCGCGGCGTCGGACGCAGCATCCCGAAACACCCCCTGCCCCGACACCGCCGCCGAGCGAACGCCCACACCACTCAACAGCTCGCGCCACCGGCCGGCCGAGTCGCCGTCGGTCGCATCGATCGTCTTTGCATTCAGCGAGATCGTCCGCGCCCTCAGGCCCGCCACGGTCGTGAACACCTGCGGATCGCCTCCGTCACCGATCTTCAGCAGGATGTCTTTGCCGCGTTGTGCCGCCATGTCCTCGTCTCCTCAGATGTCTTCGGTGATCGCGCGCACGCGGATCACCCCATAGGTCCGCCGCAGATCCTGGCTGCGAAACACATCGACGAACGTCGCCCTCAAACTGACCGTCTTCACGCCGTCCGCCTCCAGCACAGCCTCCTCGATCCGCGCCCGCACCGCCGCACAGATCGCCCGCGCCTCTTCCGTCCCGGCAAAGCGCGACACGCAGTGCAGGGTCAGGGTGTGCTCGATCCCGCACGCGTCCGCCGCCACCGGCCGGCTCTGCGACCGGCCGATTCTCAGGTTCGGATA